CAGGATGACCCTGGCCGGAGTGAAGCACCTCTCGATGAAGCCCCGGAAGCAACTCAACCACTGGGGAGAGTTCCCCTTTAGCTTTGCGCCTTATGCCGGGTGAGAAACCAAAGAAGAGGCCGAGTCTCGAGGACGTCGCCAAGGCCGCTGGAGTCAATTACCTGTACACGCAGCGAGTGCTGTCAGGTAACACCGAGATCCCCCAGGCAACGCAGGAGAAGGTCTTCAACGCAGTCAAAGAGCTTGGGTACGTCAAAACACACCACCCCGGCCAACACTTCAACAACAAGCTGACCCAAGAGAAAGCAGACGCTGTCGTCGCTGGTATCCTGGAGAACAAGTCGATTGATAAGATTGCGGAAGAGACCGGACTTGGCCCCACCACTACGTTTAAGCTGATCCGAGGAGTTAAGGTCCCGGTAGACTATCCAGAAAACGAGGAGGACTGGCGGAAAGACGTGACCGGGTTTTTGGAGGTTGCAATCTGGAAGGGCACCAAGCGACTAGCTGAATCCTCTATTAACTTGATAGATGATAGGGGCTTACCCGTAGCGGTCGCTGTGCTAACCGACAAACTTTCTGTTATTAAGGGTCAGCCTACCTCAATTCACCTAGCCATGACAGCCAGTGTCAGCCACCGCGACCTCATGAAGGACCTGAAAGAGCGCAATGTAACCCCCGTGAACGACGAGCAGACGCCCGACCTGGTTTAGGTAGTGGCCCAAAATGTCCTACCCCTACCGCGGAAGCGTCATCGAAAACCACGACTTCAGGCCTGTTTCAGCGTTTTCTTGCACAATAGCAGTTATATTCACTTCGCAACGCAAACACGCAGCAAACCCCTGCAAACATTGATCGAAACGCACTTTTGCCCCACTCGGCAGACCCAGTGTCCTACCCCGTTACACAAGGCAGACACCAGGCCGCCCGGGCCCCCGGGGGAGGGGGTCGGGCAATCCGCGGCGACGGTAAAAGTCGACGGGTTCTCTAAAACGAAAAATATTGATAAATGAGCCAACCACTCTGCCTCACCTGCTCCAAGCCCTTCGAGATTATCAAGCAGCGCGAAGGCCCCAAGCAGAAACGCTTCTGCACCGAGGCCTGCAACACCGCTTGGTGGAACGAGCAACCGCAGCACCCCGTCATCCCCAAGGTCGACGCCTCGCACCCCCGCGCCCTCGAGCTCAAGCAGAAGCGCACCCAGCTCGTGCTGCTCGAGAAGGCCGACCCCTACACCTACGGCTACATCCCGGACCACTGGGAGATCGCCAACACCGAGTATTTGCTCACCCAGGAGCTCTTAATCTCCGGCGGCAACCGCGCCGGTAAAACCCTCTGGGCCGCCCGCCGCGTGGTTCAAACCCTCCTCGAGAAGGAGAACGCATCGGTTCTCTGCTGCCACACCTCCCACGCCACCTCGGTCACCGTGCAACAGCCCGCGATCTACAACTACCTGCCCGTCGCACTTCGGGCCACCAAGAAGGGCCGTATCCACTACCTGAACTACAGCCGCAAAAATGGCTTCACCGACGGCTCATTCATCCTACCCAACGGCTCCCGCTGCGACTTCCTGAACTACACGCAGAGCGAGAACACCATTGAGGGCCGCGAGGCCGACATGATCTGGTGCGACGAGCTCGTGCCCCAATCCTGGGTGGACACACTGCGCTACCGCCTGATCACCCGCCGCGGCAAGCTCCTCGTGACCCAGACTCCCCTCGAAGGCGTCGCCAGTGTCTACAAGGAGTTCACCGCCGGCTCCGCAATCACCCGCTTTGACGACGCCGAGCTCATCAAAGGCAAGCAGGCCCTGCCCACCTGGCCCATGGGTAAGTCCGCCCGCACCATGGTGCAGCCCCAGACCAACCGGCGCACCGTGTTCTTCTTCTCGGAAGACAACCCGTACAACCCCTTCGACGAGATGAAGTCCAAGCTGGTCACCTCGCCCATGGGCCAGATCCTGACCCGGGCCTACGGCTGGGCCTCGGACAACATCGGCAAGGCCTTCGCCCGTTTCCGCCCCGATATCCACTGCATCCCGGCCTCCAAGGTGCCACCCGGAGGCACCCTGTACATGGTCTGCGACCCTGCCGGAGCCCGCAATTGGTTCTGCCTGTGGCTCCTAGTGTACGAAGACGGCAAACGCATCGTTGTCCGCGAATTCCCGGACTTCAGCAACTACGGCGAGTGGGCGCTGCCCTCCGAAAAGCCCGACGGCAAGTTCGGTCCCGCCCAAACCCTAGACGCCGGCCGTTCCATCTCCGAGTACCGCAAACTCTTCCGCCAGATCGAGTCAGAACTCGGCTACGGCGAGCCCGTTATGCGCCTGATCGACCCCAAGGCCGGAGGTTCTCCCGCGCTCTCCGAGGCCGGCGGCACGACCCTTATCGACCTCCTGGCCGAATCCGACGACCCCACCGACGATGGCATGGCCTTCATTCCCGCACCCGGCGTGCCCGTCGACCAGCGCACCAGTGCCATCAACTCGCTCCTCTCCTACGACGCCACCCAGCCCCTCACCGCGCTCAACGAGCCCTCGCTCTACATCACCGACACCTGCACCAACCTTACCTACGCACTCTCCGAGCACACCGGCCGCGACGGGCAGAAGGGCTGCACTAAAGATCCCATCGACTGCCTGGGGATGCTTTTGGTCTCAAGTCTTGCGTTCGTAGGCCGCGGGGGCTTTGATTGTCGCGGCGGCGGCGGATACTAAAGCAACACGATATGCAAGGCGATTCATACAAGACGGCGACCGACGTGATGGCACGGGTCGGCGACGAGCCCAATGTACCGGCATTGACCGAGGAGCTGCGGCGCTCGGCCACCGACTACGGCGTCTTCGCCCGGGTCGAGAATGCCGAGAACGTGCGCTACTGCCGCTGGCCTGGGCAGACCGACGACGGCAAGAAGAACAACGATGCCAACCGCAACAAGCCGGCCTTCCCATGGGACGGTGCCTCCGACACGCGCATCCCGCTGGCCGACGAGGTGATCAACGGCCTCGTCGACCTCTGTTCCACCTCCTTCTGGCGCTCGATGCTCCGCGTGTCGCCCACCAACATCAGCCAGCTCGACCAGGCGGTCACCGCGCACAACCTGATGGACTGGACGGTCAACTCCCGGATGTACAACGACCTGACCCGTGAGGTCGAATTGCTCTCGCAGTACCTCTGGACCTACGGCTGGGCCGGCGTCCACGTCACCTGGCAGCAGGAGATGGGTCAGAAGGAGCAGTACCTGACCATGGACCAGATCATGGCCTTGGCAGCCCAGTCGCCCGAGGGCTCCATCCTGGCCGACCTGCCCAATCTCATCGCCAACCCCGAGGCCGACGACCAATCCGCGGAACTCCTGCTCGCTGCCTTCCCCAACCTGCGCAAGCGCCGGGCGCTCAAGGCCATCCGCGACCTGCGCACCGAGGGCGAGTGCGACTTCCCCATCCCCACCATGGTCAGCAATAAGCCCATGGTCGCTGCTCTGGCACCCTACGACGAGCTGGTCTTCCCGCCCGAGACCACCGACATCCAGTCCGCCCGGGTTGTCTTCCGCCGCTACTACATGACCGAGGCCCAACTCCTGAACAAGGTCGAGACCGAGGACTGGGACGCCGAGTGGGCGCAGGAAGCCATCAACACGATGGGCCGTTTCTCGGACTACTCCGCCTACACCTACGCAGCCGTCGGCCTTGCCGAGAACTCCATCCTCGACCGCGAAAACCTGATTGAAGTGGTCTACGCCTACCAAAAGTCAATCGACTCCGACGGTATCCCGGGCGTGTTCTACACCGTCTTCAGCCCCCAGGTCGGCGACAAGTGGGGCTACTTCGACCTACTGGACTACACGCACGGCCAGTATCCTTTTGTTATCTGGCGCTCCGAGCTCATCCACCGCCAGATCACCGAGAGCCGCGGCGTGCCCGAGGTCTGTTCCACTTGGCAGCACGAGGTCAAGGCCCAGCGCGACTCCATCTTCGACTACACGTCCCTCGCCACGCTCCCGCCCATCGAGGTCCCCAAAACCCGCGGCGGCAACCTGAAGATCGGCCCCGCCATCCAGATCCCTGTCCTTCGCCGCGGCGAGATCGGCTTCCTGGCACCGCCCGCCCGCGAGCCCGGTGTTGCCTTCCAACTAATTGCGGCCATCGAGGCCCAGACCGACCGCTACTTCGGCCGCCCGACCGAGAAGGTCCCGCCGGTCATCACCCAGATGCGCCAGCAGCGCCTGATCAACAACTGGCTGCACGGCTGGACCGAGGCCTTCCGCCAGGTCCTATCCCTCACGCTCCAGTACGTCGGCCCCGCCGAGATCCAGCGCATCACAGCCTCGGCCACCCCGCTGCCTCCCGACATTCAGGACTTCGACGTGATGCTCAAATTCGACATCCGCGAGCTGTCCACCGACCTCGTGACCGAGAAGCTCAAGGCCATCAGCACCCTCGTTCTGCCCCTCGACACCGCCGGCGTCATCGACCGCGCCAAGCTCATCAGTGTCGCCCTCCGGGCCATCGACCCCAACCTCGCGAGCGAGCTGGTCATGCAGCAGGGACCGGCCGCGCAGAAGATGTTCAACGAGACCAACGACGAGATCGCGCTCATGTCGCTCGGCAATCCTCCCCAGCTCCGGGAGAACGACCCCACCGCACCCATGCGCCTGCAATTCAGCCAACAGGTCCTGCAATCCAACCCGAAATATAAGGCCCAGCTCCAGCAGGACCCGCTCTTTCAGGCCAACCTGCAGAAGTACATTGAGAACCTGCAGTTCAGCGTCCAACAGCAGCAGAACGCCATCACCGGCCGCCTTGGAGTCCAATGAAACTGACCGACGAACAACTCTCGGAGGCCCTCTCCGTGTCCGAGGAGCACCCGGTGCTCAAGGCCATGGGCCAACTCATCGACGACACGCTGCGGGACGAGGTGCTCAACGCCCTCCTCCCATCACTTTCCGCGGAGGACCGTGCCTACAACTCAGGCCGGGCAGCCGCGATCAAGGATCTCATCGCACAAATCAGTGCGTTAAGAAATGGGAGGGGATTGACTTCCGGTCAGTTCTAGGCTCTCACTCAAACAACGGCTTCTTGGTTGGCCTTAAACAACCCTGGCGCAGCATACCCGGCTTGCAGGGTCTAAAAGCATGGACATCCCGACGAATACACAGGAAGCGAAACCTGCCCAAAACACGGCACAGCCCCCAATCAACCCGATGCAGTTCGACGAATCGGCGTTGGCGAAGCTACTGAAGACACGATTCAGCGGGGAGGAAGAGAAGGCATCAGCCGTCGAGCGACAAGTGCCGGAGCCGGAAGCCACTTCCGTGGACGATCAGGCCGAGGATGCGGAGCCGACCGCAGAACAAACGGACGCCCAGGCCGAGTCGCCTGAGCAGGATGTTCTTTCCGAGACCGAAGAGAACAGCGACGAGGATTCGCTGGGCTACCGCAAACGCATCGACAAGCTCACGCGCCAGAAGAAAGAGGCGCTGGAGAAAGCCGAGGCGCTCGAGCGGGAGCTCAACGACACCAAGACCAAGCTGGAGCAGACCAACGACAGGCCGACCGCGGTGCAGTCCGCTGCAGACCCGTTTGCCGATGTCTGGGAAGTGTCGAAGCTCAACGATGAGTGGAGCAAGGCCCGGAATCTGAAGCGGTGGTGCGAGGACAACATCGACGGCTGCGAAGTAGAGGGCAAGGAGTACAGCGCGGAGGACGTGAAGCAGATCAAGCGGCGTGTAGAAGACGCCATCGACCTGCACATACCAAACCGCGCCCGCTTCCTGCAGAACTACCAGCAGATCAAGCCCATCGCCGAGACGCTCTACCCATGGTGGAAAGACCGTTCAGCTACCGAGTACACCGAGGCGCAGGCCGTCCTGCGGCAACTGCCGCAGATTGCCTCACTGCCGGAGTACCAAGTGCTGGTCGGTGACTTCATTGCCGGGCGCAAGCTGCGCCTGGAGAAGGAGTCCGCCAAGGGCAAGCCATCTGCCACCCGCCCACTGGCCAAGGCACCCAGTCAGCCCGGTCGACCGACCGCAATCCCTGCAAAGAAGGATGCGGCCAAGGTCGGCCTGGACAACGCCAAGTCGCAGTTCCGAAAGTCCGGGACGACCACCGAATTAGCCCAAGTACTCAAAAGGATGCTCTAAACCATGCCCCTACTTCAGCCCAACCAGGGCGGCTCTGTGCCGCTCGCTTCCACCTCGTCCGCTCGTGAAGATCTGGCGGACTACATCGCCATCGTCGACGCCAAGTCGACCCCGTTCGTGTCCATGGCCCCGAAGGGCCGTGACATCGGCAATATGCAGTTCAGTTGGCAGGTCGACAATTACGGTGCTCCCGTGCTTGCCGGCGTTGTCGACGGTACTGATGTGACCGTTGCCAGTGCCTCCAACCCGGTGGTCAACCGGACCCGTCTGAACAACTACGGCCAGGCCTTCCGCCGCGACCTGCGCATCGGTTTCATCGCCGAAACTCAGGACGTTGCCGGTGTGACCGACGAGCTTGCCAACGGCATTGCCAAGAAGCTTGTTGAGATCAAGCGCGACATGGAGTCGACCTTCATGTGCACCAACCAGGCCGCCCAGGCCGACAACGGTTCGACCAATGCCTACCTGACCGGCTCCCTCGGCAACTGGTTGACCAGCACCAACGCTTCCAACATCGGCGCGTGCGCTTCGGGTTCGCCCTTCCTGCCGGCCTCCGGCGCTGTCGACACCACGGCCTCCGCTTCATTCACCGAGGCGACCGCCCAGAACGTGCTGACCGCTATCTACAGCGCCACCGGCACCTTCCGCGACTACGATTGTATCCTGGGCACCACGCTCAAGCGTGCGTTCACCAACCTCACGGCCTCGGGTGCCATTCAGGTTGCCAATGCCAACAGCATCGCTGCCACCAGCGTCCGCACCTTCAATCAAGACCTGTCGGCCGACACCTTCAAGGCGTCTATCGACATCTTCGAGGGAGACTTCGGTCGCTTGATCCTGCACCCGTCGACCTTTGTCGGTGGCAAGAACAGCACCTCGCTGTCCGCCCAGGCCTTCAAGGGCTACGTGATCCCGATGGACATGGTCGAGGTTCGCTACGCCAAGCTGCCCCAGGTCAAGGATCTGCCCGACGCCGGCGGCGGCCCTGCCCGCCTCGTTGAGGCCATTGCCGGTCTCGTGGTGAAGAACCCGAGCGGCTTTGGTATGTTCAACGGCGCGAGCTAGTCTTAGTTTCAACGGGGGAGGTCCATCCCGGGCCTCCCCCTCTTTCCTTTTCTCATGGCCCACAATTCCGCATCCTCCGTCATCGCCAACGCTCTCGACGATATGCCCGGCGAACTGCGCCGCGCCGTCATCAAGGAGTTCCAATCCGGCATCCAGAAGGACTGGGTCAAGGCCGGCATTGATCAGAAGCGCATCGCCCAGGACTCGCAGCGCGAGGTCCGCGCCGTCGACGGCATCGGTCGCCTGCGGATGCGGATCGACCCCACTCTCTACCATGCCTGGGGCACCAAGTATGGGTACGACTGCTGGAAGGATTCCCAATTTTTGAAAGAGGTTGAGCGGGATAACCCCGAGGTGCGAGTGCGCTGCGGGGCTACACGCTTGCAGGTTGGATGGAGCGGTGGCACAAAACGCAGTAGTCAGAAGTTCACCCTATGAATGTCGGATCAAACCGCCAACTGGCCGGCGAATTCGGTGGCCGGTACATCGACGCCTCCGCGGGCACTGTGACCGGCAACTACATGGAGATCCATGCCGTCGCCACGTCCATCCTCGGTGCCGTCACTTCCAACATCACCAACTTCCCTTCCGGCGTGACGATTCAGGCCGGCGACTCGATCTCGGGCGTCTTCACCTCGGTGGCTGTATCCTCCGGGGCGATCATCGCCTACAACCGCAAGTGGGTCTAAAATGCGTCTCGGACTAGGCCTAGGACTCGGCGTGCAGCAAGCCCTCGGTGGGGTTGGCGGCGGCGCTGACCTGCCTATCATCCGGCGCGACCTGCTCCAGGAGGACGACTTCTTTGTCTTCCTTGAGGATGGCGACAAGATCGTCATCACCTTCGGCACCTTCGACTCTTTAGACTTGGAGAACGGGGACTTCCTGCTCCAAGAGGACACAGGCAAACTCATCATTCAAGCTAACTAACTTATGGCAGACACGAAAATCACGGCCTTGGCGGCCATCACTACGGTTGATCCGGCAGCGGACGTGCTGCCGATTGTGGACATCTCGGATACGTCCATGGCTGCATCGGGCACCACGAAGAAGATCACCAGCAACCAGATCCTCGGAGCTGGCGGCACCGCCACCCTCGCCTCCGCCACCATCACCGGCGCGGCTACGGTGGGGACGACGCTGGGTGTGACTGGTGTATCCACGTTTGCTGCTGGCACCGCGCTGCTTCCCGCTCTTACAACGACCGGAGACGTAAACACTGGCATCTACTATCCTGCGGCAGACACGTTTGCTGTTACTACAGGAGGCACTGAGCGTTATCGTGTAGACTCCTCCGGCAACGTCGGCGTGGGGGTTACGCCGAGTGCGTCTTGGGTTACTTACAAAGCTTTGGAGTTTGACACTGGAATCGTGTCCGGTTCTTCAAGCATGGCGTTGAATCGCAACTGCTATTTCGACGGCGTTAATTGGAGATACAAAGTCACAACCTCGTTTGGTATTGCACAATATCAACTTTCAGGTAACGGAAACCACATTTGGAACATCGCTTCATCCGGTTCTGCTGGTGCTGCTATCAATGGTGGAACTGGTGCTTGGACCCAAGCGATGACGCTCGACGCGAGCGGGAATCTGTTGGTGGGGACGACGGATACAGGTTCAAACAGCGGAATCGGAATCAAGAGCGTTTACAGTTCAACTGCTCCGTATGTTTCAACTGTCGGAAGCTCAAATGCTTCCAATGTCTACTCATACTTGCTCTATTCGACCACTGATGCTGCGTTCAAGTTTTACGTCAGCTACAGCGGAACTGTGTCGGCAACGAACGGAACAATCTCTGCAATCTCCGATGCTCGACTGAAGGAGAACGTGCAGGATATCGACGTTGGACTCGGTGCGATTCTCGCTCTGAAGCCGCGCAAGTTTGACTGGAAAGCTGGTAAGGGTAAGGACATCAAGGGCGACAGGGGTTTCATTGCTCAAGAGTTTGAGCAGGTGTTCCCGAACCTCATCGACGAGTGGAAAGACCCTGCCCCCGAAGGCGAAGCTCCCTACAAGTCCGTTCGCCAAGACCTCATTCCTGTGCTTGTGAAAGCCATTCAGGAACTGGCCGCTGAAGTCAACGCTCTGAAGAACGCCTAATATGAACATCTCTTGGATCATCGAACGCCTGTTGGTCAAACCGACCGAAGGCACTCTCACCGATGTCGTCATCACCGCCGACTGGAGGTGCAACGGCTCGCAGGATCAATACAGCGGCACCTGCTACGGCAGCGCGTCGTTCGCTCCGCCCAGCGAATCGTTCACGCCTTACGAGGATTTGACCGAGCAGCAGGTGCTGGATTGGTGCTTCGCAAACGGCGTCGATCAGAAGGCCATCGAAGCGAACGTCACCGCGCAAATCGAGAACCAGATCAACCCGCCGGTCATCGCTCCTCCGCTGCCGTGGGTGCCGCCGGTTCCCGAGCCGGTTGTTGTTGCGCCCGAGGCCCCCGTCGTCAAAAATCTCGCCGCATGATCAAGATCGAACTCACACCCCAGCAGTTCAACCAACTTTATGAGCTGCTTGTCATTGGAATGAAGGCCGGCAACGTGACCAACATGAAGGTCGGCCTTCCTCTGGTGGAACTCCTTGAAACAGCGGCCGCATATTCACAATCCAAGCCCGAGTAACATGGACGCTTCCAACCAAGGCGGAACGAACGGCCTAGCCCTTTCGCTCGGAACCGCGGCGACTGCGACCGCAGCGTCGATGCTCCCCCAGCTCACGGACGGGATTCGATTCCTCTCCGCCTTGGTTGGCCTTGCCGCCGCCTGCGTTGCCCTCTACAAAGCCCTGAAGAAATGAAAAACATCAAAACTACACTCGCTGGCGTTGGCGTCATTCTCGTTGCTATTGGAAGTGCTCTCAAATCCGTGTTCGATGGCGATCCTAGCACCAACGTCGATCTGACCGCCACCATCGCTCAAGTGACCGTTGGAATTGGCCTCATCTGGGCCAAGGACGCCGAGAAAAAGCCCGAGTGAACTGGATCTACCAGATCCTCAAGGCTCTGCTCGACTGGTTGCGAGAAACACCACCCACCGACATCCAACATGGAAAAGCTCCCGAGGCTCTCAAGAACGATCTGGCTGATCGCATTGCTGGACTGCCTGGGTTGCCAGATGACACGGGTGGTCCTGGTCCCTTCCGGTGATCCGGTGATGCTGGCCAAGCCGGTGAAGGCCAGCGTGTACGGATTCGATTCAAACAAGAAGCTGGTGGGGCCGTCCACGGTGACGCTGCCTGCCGGCTGGTACGCACTGCCAAAATGATCAACTACAAGGGCAACAAGTTCTCGGGCTACAACAAGCCCAAGCGCACTCCCGGCGAGTCGAAGAAGTTCGCTGTCCTCGCCAAGGAAGGCGACAAGGTTGCCTTGGTTCGCTTCGGCGATCCGGACATGACGATCAAAGCTCATTTGCCCGAGCACAAGAAGTCGTTCCGTGCCCGTCACGGCTGCGACAATCCTGGATCAAAACTGTCGGCCAAGTATTGGTCGTGCGCAGCGTGGAAATAAATGAGAACCGTCACCTACGACTACGTGCTGCAACGCGCCTGTGAGCTCACTGGGCGCGTTTTCTCCACCCTAACGACCGAGGAGTCCAACTTCTTCCGCACGTTCATCTCCATGTCACTGCGGAGCGCCTGGGAGTGCTTTGATTGGCCCGAGCAGACGGTGTATCAGCAGGAGTTCTTTGCGCCCACTTACTCCTACCAAAACACCTACAACGCCGGGGACGTGGTCTACTTCCCGGTCGAGGAGAAGTATTACCAGTGGGTCAACATCACGCCGGGTGCCGGCCAGAGCCCGACCACTAGCGGCCCCAACGGCACGCTCAACTCAATCTACTGGTCCGAGGCACAGCCTTCCTACGGTAACAATGACGGCGACTGGGACAGCACCACCTCCTACACCATCGGTCAGATCGTGTTGTATCCGGTGACGCAGGAGCACTATCAGCTCTATGCCATTGCACCGTCCGGCACCGTCCCGACCAACACAGCCTACTGGGGAATCCTGAACAAGTTCCTGCGCAATATCTCGCAGACCAACAACCCCGACGGCACAACCCGGGCTGTCCCCATCGGTGAGACTTTCTCGGTCTGGCCAGCCGACCCTCGTGTCACCTGGCGTCAGCAGGAGGTCACGTACACGTTCACCGATGACGGTGTGCTGGTTGGGAACGACCTCCCCTACGTCTGGCTGGAATTCCGCAAGACCCCACCGCTCCTGTCTAGCTCCGCCGAGGCCACCGCCTACGCCTTCCCCTACCGCTTCTGCGAGATCTGCGCACTCAAGGCAGCCGGCCAGATGCTCCGGGTCGACGGCAAGATCGACCTGGGCAACCAGTTCCTTGAGTTAGGAGAAATTGAACTGACCAAGGAGATCGACAAGGTGGCGCTCCAGGAGAAATATGTCCGGCAGATAATCGTACCGTCCCGGTGATATGCCTGACCTGCCTCAAATCGGTGCAATCGACGATGGATTCGTTGGAGTGGTATCGCGCATTGACCCTGCGCTGATCCCGGCCTCCTACGTTTCCAACGCCGTCAACCGACGCTTCGAGGATCAGGTCATCAAGAACCGCTGGGGCATTGTGCAGCCCAAGTGGGGCGGCCGCTGGTCGAGCGGATCACGCATCGTCACGCTCACATCTGGATCATCGGTCGGTGTTCCTGTCTCCGGCACTCAGATCCCGGCAAACTCGCAGGTGGTTTGCGACGTGGACGCCAACACCCAGATCTTTTCCAACGGCACGCTCTGTACGCTGGACGACAACACCAACGCGACCTTCAGTACTGCGGCATTTAGCTTCGCGCCGTCGCCTGCAAACAAGACGGTGCAGTTCTACGCCTCAACCGCTCCCTTCGAGGACATCCTCGGCGTCCTGCCCTACCGCGACCCGGACACCGGGGCCAATGCACTTCTGGTGGCAGTCAACGAGGCCCGGACCTCTGACGGTGGCCAGGGCAAGGTCTGGTGCATCCGGCCCAACCAGTCGCCCGTGGAAGTGTCCATGAACGGGCACGACATCTACCTGCCGGTGCGACTCATCCAGGCCACCAATGGCGTGGTCATGCTGCGCCCGGGCAACGCCCGATACTACTTCGACAGCGTTACCGGCATCGTCTACGACTCCATCGACACCGAAGGCAACGATGCAATCCTGTGTGAAAACAGTTTCCTTCTCTCCCAAGAGGCATCCACCGAGATCACACTGAATGTGGTGCCCGATCTGGCCACCGGAGACATCGTGAACGTCGGCCAAGTTGGCAATGCTGCTCCACTCTGGAATGCGTCACCCGGGTCTGGTCAAGGCTTCCAGCTCTACGTCAATGTGGTCAATCAGGAGATCTCGTTGCACCTGACTCTTGCTGATGCTCGGGCCAAGACCAACTCGTTGCCACTGAACCCAGAGAACAACGCCCGCTACTACATTGAGCTGGCCAGCAACACGACCGGCTACGACCTGGCTCAAGACATCGTCAACAACCTGAACGACGGGATGCCGATCCTGATGCAGAGCACGGCAACCAACCCGTCTGCGCTCGACGCCGGTTTCAACCGCATCCCCTCCACGCTGTCGATCAATAGTTCCGACGCTACTGCGGACACCATTGCGGTCTTTAACCACAACTTCATCCCGGGCGATCAGGTCACGCTGACCAACATTGAAAACGGTGGGGCCAACGTCACCAACAAGATCTACTACACCTATCCGGTCGACAACAACACGCTGCGCCTGTTCTCAGGTACGACCGAGGAGACCGACTCGCTAAACGACGCCAACCGAGCAATCATTCAGATCACGACCACCGGCACGTCGCCCAATATCTCCATTACCGACGTTGTCATCCTCAATCAGGGTTCCGGCTACCTCTCGGCCCCGGTGATCACGGTCTCTGGAACATCCAGTGTGGCCGCAAGCCTGACTGCAACAGTCACCAACGGAATCGTCAGCGCAGTCACCATAGTCAATGCGGGCGTCTATTCAACGACCCCCACTGCCACGGTGGCCATGCCTTCGACCCTGGTGGACATTACCACTTCCAACATCACCGGCAGTATCAAGCGCTCGAGTGCTTCCGGTTCCTCGGTGCCCCCGGGTCGCGAGGGCCTGTACTTCCAGAACCGCCTGCTGCTGCTCTACGGTAACGATTACCTGGCCGTCTCCGATGTGCTGGACCCGCTGCACTACTCGCCTATCCTGAACGAGTTCAAGCTCAACACCGGCAGCAATGACCGGGTGGTGGCCCTGTACCCGTTCAACATGACCACGCTATTGGTCTTCAAGGAACGCTCGGTGCTGGCCGTGGAGAACCTCTACGGCGACCTGTCGACCACCCGGCTGACCGAGATCACCCGGGAGTTCGGCTGCGTGTCTCAGGCCTCTATCGCAGGCACAGGCTCCGACGTCATCTTCCTGTCCCAGCGCGGCATCATTAGCCTGCGCCAGACCGAGTTTGGCATCAGCCAATCGGTGGTGGTGCCATTGTCCGACCAGATCCAGAACATCGTCGACGACATCGACCAGGCCTTCTGGAGCAACGCCTGCGGGACCTACTTCTCGAACCGATACATCCTAAGCGTGCCGGTCGAGGGCGGTGACGGCACCAACCAACGCACGCTGGTCTACAACTTCCTGAACAAGGCCTGGGAAGGCTACTGGGAGGGCTCGCTACTCGTTCCGAAGTACTGGTCCAGAGTCATCGTTGCAGGCACCGACACGCTGTGCTGGGCCGATGAGAGCGGATTAATCCACCAGTTCGACACGCTCGGTCTTGTGGACGCCGACCGCACTGGCGTGCTGACCCAGATCAGCACCGAGGTTCGCTTCCGCGGCTACACCGGGGAGGACAACGTCGACCACAAGCAGTGGACCGACATCCAGTTCGAGCTGGGCAACTGGAACACCCGCTATTCCATCACTGCGCAGTTCGACGGCGTAAATGAGTTCTACACGGTTGCCACCGACCAGACCAAGGATCGCACGGCTTACTACACCTACGGCAGCGGCACCTACAACACCAACAACACCGCCGACAACTTCCTGGCCCCGTACCGCGAGGACTACTCGGTGACCACCCAGTTCCGCTGCGGAAACAACGGCTGGAAGGCCGGCCTGCACCAGTTCTTCAGCCACAAGGCCCGCCTGCGCAAGCACTCGGCCTCTGTGCAGCCCCTGATCACCACCGACCAGGGCTCCCTCGATATCTACAGCGCCAAGGTCATCGGCATTGCATTCCGACTCTACGGCAAGAACGACGTCTAAACCACCATGCCACTCTTCGTAAACGTCACCCCAGGCACCACGATCAGCCCGACAACCACACTGTCGGCCTCGACGCTCAACCTCCTTGGCACACCCACGGTTAACATTACGGGCACCATCGACGGCGGCACGCTGACCATCGGTGCCAACTCAGTGAATTCTGATGCCATTCAGAATCTGGCGGTGATCACCTCCAAACTGGCCGACAACGCTGTCACCAACGCCAAGCTGGCGACGATGGCGGCCAACACCATCAAGGGCAACAACACCGGCAGCAGCGCGACTCCGGTCGACCTGACGGCAGCCCAGGCCAAGACCCTGCTTTCGTTGGTGCCCGACGAGACAACGATTGAGACCAGCGGCACCACGATCCGCCTGAAGGACAACTCGGTCACCTCGGCCAAGCTCTCAACCGCACCACAGGCCAGCAGCTCGACCACGCCGACCGTTAATGTCGGCACAAGCCTGACTTGGGATCTGACGCCTACCGGCAACGTGGCTGTCACGCTGACCTTCGGAGCCAACGACGAGGGCAAGACCGTGCTGGTGAAGGTGAAGCAGAACGCCGGCGGCTTACTGACCGCAACCTTCTCGGCTTCGGGCGGTAAGACGATGCAGTTTCAGGCCGGCAGCACCCCGACACTGACAACTGGTGCCAACAAGGCCGACCTGTTTGTCTTCACCTGCATCGGGTCCAACGTCTACGGCAAGCAAATCGCCAACTTCAACGCCTGATGCACGCTGCCTGGTTCAATGAAGGAGCGCCGGTTCCTACGGGAACCACGTTTCCGATCATCTATTCCGACAGCTCAACGCTCGATCCCGAGAGCCTAAATGTCATCATCAACCCTGCTGTATCACTGATCACAATCTCTGATCTCTACGGCAGGCCTGTCCCTCCGACGACGACGATCAAGTTCCTTTTGACTCCGGTGCTCGCGTATATCCGAGAAATTCAAAACACCTCAGACTTCTCGACCTACACAGCACCATTCACGGTGAATTCAGTGTTTCCAAACGCAAATTCCTACACGTTCATCTATATCGCCGCTCGGGCGTTCGACACTGTCACTGGCGCTGGCCAGCAGTGCGAGGTGTATGTTTTCCAGACTCGAGTGCAGCCTCAAGACTGAGAATGATCCCCCAGATCACAGACTACCTACTGCACAAGCTCCCGGACAGCTTCAAGGGCTGGACCCGTGAGGCCGTCGAGGACTACGTCATGTTCCATGCGGAGCAGGGCACGCTCAAGATCGCCACCCAGGACGAGCAGGTGGTTGCCGTGCTGGTAGGCTGGCGTCAGACGGGTCCAGAGCCTAAGGCCTGGGAGTGGCAGCATTCCGACCCCAATGGCGACCACTGGTACTGGCATCAATTCGCCGCGGATTGCGCGGTATTCGCCATGGCGGTGGCGGCTAAGTTCTTCCATGACCGACCGGAGGCTGCAATCCTCCCGGCTATCGGCTATCGCAACGGCAAACTGACCACCTACAAGAAAGGCTCGATGCCGATCTACCGGGTGGCCTCCAAAATGATATGACAGTCGAAGCACCTCCAGCACGCAACTACGCCCAGGAAACCCGGGAAACACTCCGAAACCAAATTGATTTGGCACCGGAGAAGTATGCCGCGGAGGCACAGTTCGCGCCCAAGTATCAGGCGCTGACCATTGATATGCTCAAGCAGGCAACTCCTGAGCTGCTGCGTCTGTACGAAGAGCAGATTGCGCCAGCAATGGGGCGCACCGAGGCTGCCAGCCGTGCATCTTCCCGGGCTGGCGACATTGCTGATATTGCCAAGCTCGGGCCTCAAGCCCGTGCTGCCATCCAAGGCTTTGCCCCGGAGCAGACCCGCATTGCCGACATCCTTGCCCAGAACGCGACCTCCAATCTCCTTGCCGGCTCCCGGCTAACCCCGGAGCAGCAGCGGATGGCGCAGCAGCAGGCCCGCGTAGCCTCTTCGGCCCGTGGTATGGCCCAGGGACCCAATGCCGCGCTGCAGGAAGCCCTGCGCTCCCAGATGATCGGTGCCGGCCTCCAACAGCAGCGCCAGCAGCAGGCCATGGGCGCACTGCAGGCCGGTCAGGGCGTGTATGGAGACGTGTTCCAGCAGGTCTTGGGACGGCCTTCTCAGGCCTTTGCAGGATCTCAGGGATTCGTAGGCCAGGCCTCGGGCTTCAACCCGGGCCAGCTCTTCAACCCGGAGAGCGCCTACGCATCCAACATCTACGCAGGCAACCAGCAGGCCATTGGCGCTGCCCGGGCTGCCGGTGCATCCGCTACATCCGGCCTGATCGGTGGCGGCCTCGGTGCTTTAGGAAGCATCGGTGGTGGATTGTTCAGTGGTGCTGGCTCTGCTGGCGGTTTCGGCAAACTCTTCGGAGGCTAATCTATGGCGACTTACAGCTACTCAGCAGGCTACCAGGGCGGAGGACCTTCCGCCGTGCCTTCCGGCTACATCGAGGCCTACTCGCAGGCCGGGCGCAACATCGGCCAGGGCATCCAGCAGATCGGCAATGCCATTGGCGAGTCGCTGCAGCGCTATGGCCAGAATAAGGCTGAGAGTGAGTTTGTGCAGGCTAGATACGAGCAGTTGAGGCCGTATATTGATACCGTTGCTAGGACCGGCAATGTGATGGACGAGCGTAGTCCCGAGTCAAAACTCTTGGCCGACGTTGGCAAGTTCTCGACGATGAGCCTTCCGCAAAAGAAGGCGGCGCTGATGAATGCCGAGTTCTTCTTGGATCGGGCCGACAAGCAGCGTGCGAGGGAGCTTACTGATGAGGCGACTCGTCAGCAGTTGGCGCTCGGTGCGTTGCAGTTGGGTAAGGCCCAGCGCGAGGCAGAGGGTGCCCCAATGTTGTCTGAGGCAATTGGTGCTGTTGCGGCTATGCAGCCGGGACAGGCTCCGACCATGCCTTTCGCCAATGTCACGCAGGAGATGATTGCGAGATACGGCGGCAGGCTTACTCCGGAACAGATGATCACGTTCAGGGCTGCGTTGCGTGATCAAGAAACCGAATCTCGACGTCGGTTGAATGAGCAGGCAATGACTCAGGTTGCCCAGCTTCCGGCCACGCAGGAAGTCACGGTGCCCGCACCTCCGGCAATCATCAGCAGCAGCCTGAACATTCCCGCGGAGCAGCAGCCCTACACCCCGTTCTATCAGGTGCAGCAAGTGATGGGAGGCCAACAGCAACAGCCTGATGTTGCTGCTTTTGCGCAGGGCCTTGGACGACCAGTTACCAGGATTCCTCAACGGATTCCGATTGCCGATCAACCCCTAACGGCTGCGCCGGTTCCTCAACCCCCAGTCAGCACGCAGCGTGTTCCTTTGCGTGACAGGCAGGTTTTGCAACAGCAGCAAGCTGCTCGTCCTGTTGGCATTGCGCCCATCCCGCAGCGTGAGGTCCCGGCTTTCGAGTCGCAGCCCATTCAGCGCACGGTTACCGAGACCCAGCCGGTCAACTACCAGGACCGCTTCAAGCAGGCTGTCGACGTGTTCCAGCGCCTAGGTGCTCCGATCAACCCGGAGGCCATCAGGAGCGTGATGGAGGCCACCGGAACGTTTCAACCTACCACTGTCGAGCAGGTGCGTGACCTGGGATCTGTGGTTCGTTTCGGAGGCAAGGAGCAGTTCGTTCCAAGAAAGGAAACGAACATTGACGATATGCTTAAGATCAAGGGACTCACCATCGACTTCCCTGAGTTTCAAGGTACTGCGCCTTCTGCTGAAGAAGCCAAACTTTTCCGCGAGCAGTATAAAACCGTGCTTGATTCGCGCCGTGATATTACACGGCTGTTTGAGATTGCCGGCATGGGCAAGGCCATGCAGCAAAGTCCAAAAATCAAGGCCGAAGCCGACCAGCTTGCTCGCAGCGTTCAGGGCGCACTGCGATTGGATATCTTAGGTGCTGGCACGGTCTCAGAACCGGATCGCAAGCTGCTGGAGAGCATTGTCCGCAACCCGACCGATATTTTCAGCCTACCATCGTCGAACATGAAATCGCTGGAAGGCCTGCTGTCGCGTGCGACCAATGGTATCACAACCCGCGCACAGAGCCTCGGACTGCAGGCTTTAACTCCTCAAGCTGCACAATCACGCTCTTCGCTCGCTTCTGATCCCCGTGCTGCTTCAATTCGCGCTCGGATGAACTCTGGCGCGATCACCCGCCAACAAGCCGCTCAAGAACTTAAATCTCTCCAATGACCCTATCCCAAGCGGACATCGACTCGTTGCTCGGGCCTGAACCAGCAGACAGCGTCGAGAGCCTGCTGGATGCGCCATTGACCGGCGAGGATATCTCGCTGGCAATGCAGGACCCTGCCTTTACGCCAACGCAGGCAGACTACCTGAAGTACGAGGAGTACGCCAAGACCAAGCAGACCGACTGGATCAACACCATCGCGCAGTCGGTGGATGCTGCAGCCAACATGATCGGTGGCGCGATCTCCGAGGGAGCCCAAGGTGCCGTAATCAACCCGCTCAACTACATCGAGGGCGCGGCTCAAGGCACCCGGCAGCTCTACGGCCTGATCGCACAGTCTCAAGACCCGTCGTCGCCACTCTTCAAGTTCAAGGACCTTGTTGCAGGTAGTGGCACTGCGCAGTCACGGTACGAACAGTTCCTCGAGGCGCGAGACTTTGCCAACAGATCCGCACGACTTGAAAGCGGTCAGGACTTTCTGGCAATCCAACCTGAGTTCACCAACCCGGAGTTTGTCCAGGGCGTGTCCATGATCCTTGACCCGACACTGGCTCTTCCTGGTATCGGCGAGATAATCGGTGCAGGCAAGCTGGCCACCCGTGCAGTCGGTAAAGGCGCTCAGCTAACCGGGCGTGCTGTTGCTGGCGTTGCAAGGCCCCTAGAGCGTGTTGCAGGCGCTGCCGAGCGCATGACAGCGGAAGCCATTGGAATGACGCCAGAAGCGCTTCGAACCGCTGCTTCAACAGCCGGTGTTGCCGGAGCCTTGGGCATTGCCCCGGAGCTGGCCACCGCGGCTGCCATTCCTGCCGGTATCCGTACCGCACGCGAGGTCGGAGAGGCCATTACGGCTGCTGGCGAGAACCTGATGACCCAGCCTTCGCGCATCGGCCCTTTGGAAGCCATCGGTGCTGCCCCGGGAGCTAACCTGCGCCAGCGGATGCTGGGTGTGATCGGTCAGTACGGAGGCGATGCCGCGGTGGACGCTGCTCTGCGAGGCACTGCTGGCGGACTAGAGGGTGCCGTATTGGGAACCGGCCTCGGCTACCTTTCCGGTGGCGAGGAAGGCGCTGCTGCTGGACTCGGATCTGGTGCTGCTCAAGGTGCTGCCGGTGCTATCGGTGGCCGTGCCTACCAGAAGCTCACAGGCGCTGCCGCTAAGGAAGCCCGTGCCGGCGACCTAGGACGATTCATCGACGCCCAGCAGGATCCGACGACCAAGGCGCTGTTTGAGCGTGTCAGAGACCAACACGGCGTCGATACCGCATCGGCGCTGATGGACGTTGAAGGACTGGTCAAAGGTCGGTTTGGCGATGTTGACGTAAAGTACCTTTCAGACACTGACTTCGTTGATCAGTACAAAGGCCGTGCCCGTGGTGTTCAGGTTGAGATTGGAGACCGCCCGACCATTGTCATCAATGCCGACATCCTCGGCAAAGGCAAAGGCGACAGCCCCCTCTACACGCTGGGCCATGAGCTGTTCCACGCTCTCGAAAAGAGCGAGCAGCTCGCAGGCGGTGCAACTGAGATCAAGAGCGCTCTTGTCGGACGCTGGATTCAGGAAGGCGACACCATCCGCAAGCTGGCCGAGGGCGCTTTCAATGACGCCGAGATTGAGGCCCGTTTCAACGAGTACCGCGACAAGCTGGCCGCAGGCAGTCCGCAGCGTGCAGCAGAACTTGCCCAGTTCGACACGATCAACAAGAAGGCCGACTACATTGCCTCGGAGCTGGCTGCTGAACACTTCGCAGCACTGATTGCTGGTCAGAAGCCGGACGCAATGCTGAAAGGCTTCTCAGGCCTCACCAGACAGCTTTTGGATGCCGCACTGACGCAGAACGCCAGCAAGGCCATCGCAAACGCTGCTGCTTCGATTGAGCGCACCTTCGGCGTGAAGCCGACTGACTCGGTGCTGTTCCCTGATCTGAAGCAGGCATCTCCCCAGGTGAACGCCATGTTGCGTGACCTGGTGCGTGCCCGTCGCAAGCTGGACGAGAAGATCATGCTCGATGACAGCCGCGGTGGCCGCGTGCTGAAGCCGGAAGACGTTTCAAACCCGTTGGCGGCTAAGGAGCTGGTTGACCTCGGATTGGCCGAGCAGATGCCCGATGGCAGCATCAGGAACCTTTCCAGCGAAGAGATCCGAGCACGCGACGACAAGGATCTGACCTCGTTGCGATCCATCACCGAGAAGATTCCTGGAGCCAGACTTGTCGACGGTGAAATCACTGGTCGATTCAGCCCCGAGCAGCTCAGTGCCATCGAGCAATCGCAGACGATCAGCTCCCGGATGAAGGACAAGATCCGGGCCGTCAATCTGGCAATGGAGAATGGAAACAGCCTGTTCGTCACCTACTTCGCCGCACTTCGCCGAGTGAGGAATAGGCTCACTGGTAAGGATTCGCCCAAATACAGCAGCGGAATCAAAGTCAGCGAACGGGAGTTTTCTCCGTACAGCTTTTGGATCACAAAGGCTGACAATCCGGTGGTCAGGGCCATCGACATCACCAAGGTCCGAAACGAACTCAGCAAGCTGCTCAAGAAGGATGGCAGCATCGGTGGCCTGTGGAACAATACCGATGGGTTTATGACCGATCTGGCGAGGTACTTTACCAACCTCGACCAAAAAGAAGGTGCCCGTCGTTCCGCTGAGATATTCGGAGTCGAGAAGGCAAAGTTCCTTGGCGACTTTGTTGGTGCTGGCGAAAAGACTGGAAGCAAGTTCGTTCGCAGCTTCCGGCTGGATCGCGTTGGCTCGATGTCTCCGATGGACTTCAAAGCGAAGTTCTCCGAGGAAGCCTACCAGCTCTCAAAGAATCGCTGGATGCCCGCCGAGACCATCGGCGACAAGTCGATCATCAACTCCGATGAGGGCTACCGCATCATCAGCGGTGCCAAGCACAAGCTCTACGGTCCCGATGGAAAGCTCATCGGAATCTACGACACCCAAACCCAAGCAGAAAGGAAAGCAGATGCCACTCAAGCAAGGCTACAGCCAGAAGTCGATCAGCAGCAACGTGTCCCGGGAGATGAAGTCCGGCAAACCGCAGAAGCAGGCGGTCGCAATCGCATTGAGCGTGGCCAAGAAGGCCAAGGCGAAGGCGGGGCGGTTCGACAAGCGGGGGATGTAAGGTTCATGCCTTCAGATAGTGACTATCTGGAGGCAGTGAACTCTGGCGACACGGCCACCGCGCAGCGGATGGTCGATGAGGCGGCGAAGGCGGCTGGGTATACCATTGGTCCTGTCTACCACGGCACACCTACAGGCGGGTTCAACGTATTCGACAAGCGGATGCGTGGCGAGACCTCGGGTGTGTCCCGCCAAGCGTTCTCGTTCACCACCGACAAGAAGGCTGCTGAAGGCTACTCCAAGCGCCTAGGTGACGAGGCTGTGCGATTGGATGCAGGCCTGCGCGTTGCCAACGACGCCATGCGTATGTTCGACGAGGATGTGGCTGCTCAGGAGTACTTCTCGTCCAAGGGCTACAGCTCGGTCGATGACGGGATGCTGCCTGAGTTCGACTGGGGTTCCATTGACGATGTTCCTGGGTTCATCAAGGAACTGCGTGGTCACGCCAAAGACCTGAAGCCTATCAACAAAAGGTTGTCCGACAGCTTTATTGAGGCGGCCAAGGTGATGACCTCGACAAAGGCCGTGCCCGAAGTGAAGCGGGTTTTCCTACGCATTCCTGAAGGTGCTCCCGTATTCCAAGCTACACCGCAAACGCTTGGGCAAGTGATGTCTGGGTTCAGTGCGGAAAATCAACCTACCAAGGCTGGCATTGTCGAATTACCCGGCAACGAGCGTATCTACTACGTCGCAGATTCAAGCCAGGTCAAACTGGTTGATGCGATCACCAAGGACGACGCCGGCAACGTCATCCCGCTTTCGCAGCGCTTCAAGGCTACCTCGGAGGATATCCGCTTCATGCCGGCTTCTGATCAGGACACCAAAGCACTGCAGATGCTTCCAAAGCCTCGCAGGTCACTGGATGCTGCCTACAGAGACGGCGTAAAGACGAGAAGCCAAGATCCTCAATACTATGACGTGCCGGACTATGTAGGCTACGACATGGCAAGAACTGCTGCCTTTGAGATGGGCAGAGAAGGCGCTGAACCGCCTCGCTGGGTAATGGCTGAGCGCATCGGTAAGTTACCAACTGAGGGCCGCAGTAAGAACTTCGCTGAAGACAGAATGGAGCGAGGAGTGTCGGTGCTGCGAATTGTTGGTGAGCCTCAATCCGATGTTGGCACCTACGAAATGTTTAACCCCGGCGAGAAGCGCTACGTGGCTGGATGGCTTGTCGGGCTTGGGTCTGATGGCGAGCCTTTACTCGCAGATGCGGTCGACCTTGGTCCTGCTTCAAGCGACGTGCGAATGATGCCCTCCCCCGACTCAGCCATGCCCGGTGCCTACTCCTTCCCCGGCGGCTACCGAGCCATCCCGGGCAAGGCCAAGGGCAGTCTCCGCCTCTACGGCCCCGCCGGCAGCCTGATCGGCATCGCGGCCAGCCTTGACGAGGCCCAACGCATTATCCGAAAGAAGTCCAAGCAATGAGCTACGATTCACAGACCAGCACGATCCTGATCAACAAGCTGCGTAAGGACGTCGACAGCCTGACGCAGAAGATCGCGCTCATTGAGGACCGCAAGGCCTCGGGCACACCGGGCGGCAATGGCGTGGCAACGACGTGGACGACACGCGACCTGAACACCGTAGCCAGCGATCCGAGCGGCCTGATCCTCGACCTGGCCAATAGCGAGTTCAAGTTAGCTGCCGGTGCCTACCAGATCCGGGTGATCAGCCCGTTCCACCATACCCGGGAGACACGGATGCGGGTGTATGACGTCACCAACAGCGTGGTGATCGGATACAGCGCCTCGGACGACGTCACCAACCAGGAGAGCCAGTACCTGCACACCAACGTGCGCATCACGCCGCACAAGGACACGGTGTACCGGCTGGAGTACTACATCACCAGCGACGGCGCATCGCACCTTGGCACCGACTCCTCGATCACCGGGGTTGATGAGATTTACACGGTCTGCGAGATCACCCGGCTCGACACCGGAGCCACCAAGCCCCTCGGTGCCGGCGGTCTGCAGGGTCCGCAAGGGCCTGCTGGCCCCACCGGCCCTGCCGGACCCGCTGGCCCCACCGGCGGCGGTGTGACCAGTGTCAACGTCTCTGGAGGCCTGACAGGCCTGACGACCTCGGGCGGCCCGATCACCAGCAGCGGCACAATCACGCTGGGAGGGGTTGTAGCCGTGTCGGCAGGCGGAACTGGTGCAACCACCGAGGCGGCTGCCTTGACAAGCCTGGGGGCCTACCCTGCGTCGAATCCGAATGGCTACACGTCGAACACCGGCACGGTGACGTCCTTCGGGTTCACCAATGCCAACGGCGTGAGCGGCACGGTCACCAATGCGACCAGCACGCCCAACCTGACCGTAGCATTGGGTGCCATCACCCCGACCTCGGTGGCTGCCTCGGGCACGGTTACCGGCAGCAACCTGTCGGGCAGCAACACCGGCGACCAGACGATCACGCTGACCGGGGATGTCACCGGGTCTGGCACGGGGTCCTTCGCTGCGACCATTGCCAACAATGCGGTGACCTTCGCCAAGGTGCAGCAGATTGCCACCGACAAGATCCTGGGCCGCGATACCTCGGGGACGGGCGTTGTTGAGGAATTGACCGTCGGCGGCGGTGTGGAGTTCACAGGCTCCGGCGGCATCCAGACCAGCGCCTTCACCGGGGACGTCACCAAGGCTGCCGGTGGTACGGCCCAGACAATCGCCACCAGCGCGGTGACCTACGCCAAGATCCAAGACATCTCGGCGGCCTCAAGACTACTCGGCCGCGGCGCCGGCGCCGGTGCTGGGGTCGCCCAGGAGATCAGCCTAGGCACCGGCCTGTCGATGTCTGGCACCACGCTGTCGTCGACTGCTGCCGGCTCGGTGACGTCGGTCGACGCTTCTGGCGGCACGACAGGCCTGACCTTCTCGGGCGGCCCTGTGACCACCACAGGCACGCTGACGCTGGCCGGCACGCTGGATGTGGCCAACGGTGGTACCGGAGCGACCACGGCTGCCGGAGCCCTGACCAGCCTCGGGGCCTACCCCGACAGCAACCCGGCTGGGTACACCGCCAACGCCGGCACCGTGACCAACGTGTCGGCCTCGGGCGGTGCCAATATCTCGGTGGCTACCGGCAGCACCACCCCGGTGATCAGCCAGGTGGCGGCTACGACCACGCAGAACGGCTACATGACCTCGGCACAGGCCACTAAGCTCGACGGCATCACTGCGGGCGCGAGCGTGTCCTCAGTGGGTGTGAGCGGCGGGACTACCGGGATGTCATTCACCGGGGGCCCGATCACTACCTCGGGCTCAGTGACGATGACCGGTACTCTGGCAATCGCCAATGGCGGTACAGGCCTCACCTCGGTGGGTACGCAGTACAAGGTACTGACCAGCACCGGCTCCGCGGCTATCTGGGACACGGTCGACCTGAACAGCGGCACGAGCAATGTGCTGCCGATCTCCAAGGGCGGCACCGCCAGCATCACGGCCCAGAGCGCAATAGATGCACTGGCCGGCTCGCAGACCAACGGCAGATATCTGCGCGGCAATGGCACCAACGTGGTCATGTCCGACATCCAGGCCATCGACCTACCCCAGATTGCCCTGGGCGGATCTGCTGTCAGCGGGACACTAGGCGTGATCAACGGCGGCACAGGCCAGTCCAACGTCTTCAGCGACGGCGACTTGCTCATCGGAAAGAGCATCGGGAGCACGCTTGCGCGGGCAAAGCTCACCGCGGGCGCAAACATCACCATCACCAACGGCTCCGGCACGATCACCATTGCAGCCACAGGCACTGGCACCGGCGACGTGGTGGGACCCGGCAGCGCGACGGATGGCGACTTCGTTCTGTTCGATGGTGCCACCGGCAAGTTGATCAAGGGGGCGAGCTACCGCCAGTCCGGCGGTGACTTTATTGGGCCGATTGGCGGCAGCTCGATGATCGACGGGTTTGTCTACATCCCGGCAGCATCCAGCAATCCATCGGGCACGCCGACCAACGTGAGTGGGACCAATGTGCCTATGTTCTTCAACACCAACAGCAACACCCTGCACATTCACAACGGAACAACTTGGAAATCTGTCACGTTGACATAGTCTGAAGGCCCCATGAAGCACACCTTCCCCTGCGTCGAATCAATGCGGCGCGTGAACCTCTCCAACGGTCGAGTGGTGCGCGTCTGGCGCGACCGCACCAGGGAGAACCTATCGGCCTCCTACGACGACGCGGACATCGTGTCGACCTGCATCGCCAATGCCACCAACGACACGCAGCTCCTGGCCGCACTGGCCAAGCTGAAGGGCGTGAACGCTGCCGAGCTGGTCGACGCCAACGGCCAGGGCACTGTGGTCTACACCGCCTGGCCGTGACCTACCGCAACCGGACAAACCGGGCGATAGTGGTCGAAATACTGGCCGATACAGCGGAGCTGCGTTTGGGCGAGCTGCGGTGGCCCGTGGTGGTCTACCGCCGCATCGACAACGGCACGATCTACGTGCGCTCGAGGGCCGAGTTCGAGGCCAAGTTCTGCCCCGAGTGACCCCTGTTTGACCCCTGCAAACATTGGGTTTTCTTCAAAATCTACAGAAAAATGGTTTTCTCTGTAGACTCATGTCTGCCTCTGTGGCAACTTGACGGCCGTCGGTCCAATCAAGTCCAACGCAAAACACCATGAGCAACGCGATTCTAACGGCAGCGAATGAACTGATCGACAACAGCGGATCAATCAGCGCCGCGGTTGATATGCTTCAAGAGCGGATCACTCGTAGAAAGTCAGAAGGAAAGTCGTCTGAACTTGCTGAACAACAACTGGCTTGCCTGAATCAGCTTTGGGAAACGTCCGGCGGAACTTACCAGACAGCGAAGCAGCAGGAACGTAGCAAGAACTACCAAGCAAGCGGCGGTTACATTGACTGACACACTTTAGGCCCGGGTGGGGCCAATACCACCCAACCAGGGGCGCGACTGGCCAACGCGCACAGCCAAACATCATTTATGTATTGGGTTCCAAGCAGAGGAAAATGGGTCTTTGAGGTATATGGAAAAGGCCAGCTTTTTATAGTGTGTGCTACACATCCCGACAAAGCTAAGTCTAAAACAAAGCGATACTGTGATAAACATGGAATTACGTTTAAATTTAAAGCGGCAATGTTTCTGATTAACACCAACATGGATTTTACTAAAATCAAATGCCAACCATCTCCAACCTCATCAGCGCACTCATCATCGTCGAAAGCAGCGGCAACGATCAGGCCATCGGTGACCAAGGCCGGGCCATTGGCTGCCTCCAGATCCACAAGGCCGTTGTCCTAGACGTCAACCGGATCACCGGGAGCCACTACCGGCACTCCGAGATGACCAACCGGGTGGCGGCCCGGGCTGTGTGCGAGGCCTACCTGAAGCACTACGGCCGCGGAGCCACCACCGAGCAGTTGGCCCGCCGTTGGAATGGGGGTCCGACCGGGGACCGCAAATCTGCCACCGAGGCCTACTGGGCCAAGGTTAAGAAGCAACTGAAATGACCAAACCGAAAACCATCAACGTGACACCCACCACCCACAAGGCCCTGCGCGACTACTGCCTCGCCGCCGGCCTCAAACTGCAGGCCGTGGCCGACAAGGCGATTCAGGCCTGGCTCCGAAAGGCATCGAAGTGAAACGGATCTTAGCCATTGACCCGGGCCTGTCCGGCGGCCTGGCGCACTACGGCCCCAGCGGTGTGACGCTGGACGCCATGCCTGCCACCGACGCCGATGTGCGCGACCTGGTGCTGGACAGGCTGGGTGTGTCCGACGTGGTCTACATCGAGAAGGTGGGCGGCTATGTGGGCGGCAAGGGCGCTCCCGGGTCTGCCATGTTCAACTTCGGGCGCAATGTGGGATTCCTGCACGGACTGATCGCAAGCACTAAGACCCGGGTGATCGAGGTGCCGCCGCAGACCTGGCAGAAGACCATCCAGGCAGGCACCAAGGCCACGCACGGCGACCGGTGGAAGGCTCACCTAAAGCAGATCGCGCAGCAGCGGCAGCCGAGGCTGACGATTACGCTGAAGACCGCGGACGCTGTGCTGATCCTCGAGCACGCTATGATTGCGGAGGGCCTCAAGTGATCACCAAGAAGACCATCACCAGCGCCGTGGCCGCGGGCTGGATCTCATTCCCGGAGCCGAAGGCCAGGGAACTGTCGAGGAACTGGGCGCAGCCGGTCGAGGCCTTCGACAGCGAGCTGGCCTACCGGCTGTGGGACAACGGTGCCGACACCGACACCGTGGCCCGGGCCATCGGCTGCAAGCGCAGGTTCGTGGCCCAGATTATCAAGGAGCACAGGCGATGAAACCCAAACCCAAACGTCCCGTTGCCAAGATGTTCGTCGTGTCAGACGACACGCATCGGAGATTGAAGGAATACGCAAAGCGCAAAGGCTACAAACTGCAATACGTAGCAGATGAAGCGGTCAGTGAGTACTTGGAAGGAAAGGAAACCAAATGAGCAACCAACCAATCAACGACGGAGGACCGGCGTTTCCACATACAACGCAATGGGACGGAATTACTCCAGCAATCAATTACCATGGTATTTCAATGCGCGACTACTTCGCGGCGAAGGCAATCAACGAAGTGGGATGGTATGAAAACATGGATAACTCCGCAGCAATGGCATACCTCATCGCTGACGCGATGCTCAAAGCGAGGGATGGCAAGTGAGCGATACACCGATATCAGACTCAACACCTCACAACGTAGCCGAGTTGGGGCTGCTGTGCAGGAGGCTCGAACGCGAACTCAACGAAGCCAATACAATCATCCGGCAGCAGCAATTGTTGGATGAGGAGAACCTGCGGTTAAAAGACCGCATCAAGCGGCTGGAGGCAGCGGGGGATGAAGCAATCTACCCCTTTGAATATGCGGCCAGAGTTAGAATTTGGACAGAAGCCAAGGAGGCCAAGCTGTGAGCGATACACCGAGGACAGACAGAGCTAGGTTGGACGAACATGATCCAGCAGTAGCGGTAGCCAGCGAGTGTTCAAAACTTGAGTGCGAACTCAACGCGGCAAACCGTCGGATCAAACGGTTGGAGGCAGCGGGGGATGCAGTCGAAGAACGACTGGGATGTGGGTGTGGATGCGGTGGGCCTTGTCGGGCTTGCCGTAGCGCATCCGAGAACTGGTTCAAAGCCAAGGAGGCCAAGCCGTGAGCATTGAAGAACGAATCCTGAATATCGCCGAAAAACCGATTCCCATTTGGTGGGACGACCGACGCGAACTCCGCGCAATCGCAATCGATGTCCGCAAGCTGGAGGATCGGGTGAAACAACTGGAGCAGGAGAACGACGCTCTCCGCGCTGACTTGTTGCTGTGGAATGAGAAGGAGGTGAAGTTGTGAGCCATCTTGTTAACGCCAACAAAAAGGTCGTCAGCAAAACACCGCGCACAGACCGACAGCCGGTTGTCACCGTGGCGTTCCAGCACTTCGTGAAGGCTGGCTTCGCCCGTCAGCTAGAGAGGCAACTGGCTGGAGCGAATAAACGCATCAAAGAACTCGAAGCCAAGATCGATGAAATCCATGACTTGGAGAAATGGTTGGAGGGAAGATGAAACTGCGACCGATCAAATGGGTGCTGTCACCTACCGACGACCATATGCTTTCCATGGAATGCACCGACATTGAGATCGTCGATGAAGGCGGCGGTGAGTACGTCGAGGTAAGTCAATCTGCTGATGGCCATGGTAAAGTCAGCATCAACCCAGAGGAATGGCCGATGATGCGTAAAGCCATCGACGACGCCATCAAGCAATGCAGGGATCTGAAACCATGACCATCGAAGAAATGAGAACCATTGACGCAGTGAAAACCTACAAAGAGCTGGAGGAAGCCCGTGCCAGGATCGCGGACCTGGAGGCTGCGCTCCGCAGGATCGCCAACCAAGACTATCGCGGCAACCGCTCGACCGAATCTCAGATCGCCTTTGAGGCGTTGAAACCATGATCACCAAACTGCACGAACTGCCGCCCGACCATCACCTGCGGAACACGGCCATACAGCACATCGACGTGAGGATTAAGTGCCGGCACAGTGGGACAACCCGGGACCCGCGAACCTGGCGCATCAAGAACGACACCTACAACAGGCTGTGCGACACCTGGCAGAACAACTTCGACTTTATCCTGCAATGAAAACAGCTCAACAGATCCAACGGGAGGGCACCGGCCCTTACCACCTGACCAAGCGGGACGCCGGTGAGGCCTACCGGGCTGCCCGTAAGATCAAGATCGAGTTCGCTAGCTTCTTTACCAGGAAGCGCGGGAAAGGCTCCAAGTGAGAGACTTCGACGTGGCCAGGACGATGATCGAGTACGGCGGGTCATTCGTTCGCAAGCTGGGTGCCGCGGTGATGGTGGCCGACCCGGAGAACCTGGCCAAGATTAAGAACGCATGGCCCGACTACTGGGCGAAGTACCAGCGCATGGCCCAGCAACTTTCCGAGGTCGAAAAGCAGGCCTCGATTCAACACAACAACAACAACAACATAAAGTAAGACGTATGATTATCAGTGCAACAGGCGGTAAGAAGGACTTCGCGCCGTGCCCGGAGTACACCGGCAAGGCCGTGTGCGTGGACGTGACTCCGTTGAAGGAGTACGAGACCGAGTACGGCGTGAAGCAGAAGTTCAAGTTCGCGTTCGAGATCGAACTGCAGGACGACAGCAGGGACCCGGTGCAGCCCTGGGTGGTGTTCACCAAGCCCATGGTGCCCAGCCTGCATGAGAAGGCGGCGCTGACCAAGTTCCTCAAGGACTGGTTCGGCCGGAAGCTGACCGACCAGGAGAACAAGAGTCTGGATCTGGAGAGCCTCATCGGGCGGCCGGCCAGCCTGGTCATCGGGCACGAGCAGAGCGCGGACGGAAGCAAGACCTACGCGAACATCAAGCTGATCATGGCGCATAAGAGCGGCGAGGCATTGGCACCCAGCGGGCTGTGGGTGCGGCTGCAGGACCGGCCTGCGAAGGATGGAGCCGAGGGCAAGGCAGCGCCGGCAACAGGCGACTCGAGCTTCCGCAAGACCTCGGGCGGTGGACAGCCTCCGGCGGACGATGCGTCCAAGGTCAAGGTCCATGTCGGCAAGCACAAGGGCATCGAGCTCCGGGAGCTGACCGAGGAGAGCATCACGAGCCTGATCGAGCACTGGCTGCCCAAGGCCCGGGCCGAGGTCAAGCAGAGCGCGGACGACAAGCGCCTGATCAACGGCCTGGTGTGGTACCAGGCCAAGTTCAAGGCTGACGAGGAAGCCCAGGTTAAAGTGGAGCAGGACGACCTCCCCTACTGAGCCATGAACCCGACCAAGAAGAAGTACACCAAGGTGGCCCACCTCATCCCCGAGGTCATGCAGATGAGGGCCGAGGGCAAGTCCATCACACAGATCGGCGAGGTCATGGGCCTGACCAAGCAGCGCATCAGCCAGATCTCGCAGGCGGCCAAGATCAAGGCCGAGATCCAGGCGCAGTGGGGCTGGCCCTTCACCACGCGCACCTTCAATATCCTGGACCGGATGGCGGTGAAGGATAAGAGCGAGGCCCTGAGCCTGTATACGTCCGGGCACCTGCATCCCAATGCCGTCACAGGCTTCGGATGGAAGTCCTACTCGGAGATCTGCGAGTGGCTGGCCGTGCCGGTGCTCCTGAAGCGGCCCAAAGAACCCAAGCTGTGCCCGCACTGCGGGAAGCAGATCTGACAACTTTCCCGGCAGCCCGTTGCTGCTGGGGACTCATGGACAAGCGGGGGGTGCGCATCCGCTGACAAACGCACAACTACCAATCCAAACCGTTTTAGCATTATGCCAGCAAACCCACGTATTTACTTCGACATCGAGACAGGACCGCTCCCCATTGCGGAGCTGGTCATCCCACCGTTTGACCCTGCTGCGGTCAAGCTGGGCAACATCAAGAACCCGGACATCATCGCGGAGAAGATCCAGCGGGCCGAGGAGAACCACGTCAGCGACTACATCAAGAACGCAGCACTGGATGCCCTGAGCGGCCAGGTGCTGGCCATCGGATACCGTGTCGAGCATGAGCAGCCCGCGGTGTTCTGCGCCGATACGGATGGCGAGAAGGCCATGCTGCTGCAGTTCTGGTCGCTGCTAGACAGCTTCGAGCGCAAGCCGCAGTTGATCGGATTCAATGTGAAGCCCTTTGACCTGCCGTTCCTGTTCAAGCGGTCCTGGAAGCACCGGATCACCGTGCCCTATTGGATGCGCAATGGCAGGTATTGGACCGACCTGATCGTGGATCTGCGCGAGGTGTGGCAGCTAGGCGACAGCCGGGCGCACGGCAGTCTTGCTGCGATCTCCAGACACCTCGGGCTGGGCGACAAGGCCGGCAACGGGGCGCACTTCCACGAGCTCTTCAAGACCGACCGCGAGGCTGCCATTGCCTACTGCCTGCGCGACGTGGAACTCACGCAGAAGGTCTCGGACATCCTTATCCCGACCTACTGATCCGATGACTACAAGCCCGTCTGTCCATGTGATCGAGGACGACTTCGATCCGACGCCCGAGGACCGTTTCATGGTCTGGGTAAAATCGTTTGGTAACGTCTTCCTCACAGGGCAGGCGGGCACCGGCAAGTCCACGCTCCTGCGGGAGTTCCTGAGCAGGGTGGAAGGAGTCCGGGATGTGGCCATCACAGCCCCGACAGGCATTGCCGCGCTGAACGTGGGCGGGACCACCGTGCACAGATGGTGCGGGATGCAGTTGGGGCCGCAGGATGGCGAGGACTTCCTGCAGGCTGCCGAGCGGCTGGAGGAGCAGCCTTCGATTCATGGAGCCCGCAAGCGGGTGCGGAGCACCGAGGTGCTGGTGGTCGACGAGATCAGCATGATGGCAGGTAGGCACTTGGACTTCTTGAACTACTGGGTGAAGCGGATCAGAGAAGACAGCAGGCCCTTCGGCGGGTTACAGGTTATCTTCCTGGGCGACTTCCTGCAGTTGCCGCCGGTCAGGACCGACCAGAGCAAGGCCTACGACTGGGCGTTCCTGAGTCAGGCTTGGGAGGAGGCCGACTTCAAGACGATCAAACTCGAGAAGGTGCGGAGGCAGAATGACCTGCCGTTCATCGAGATGCTGAGCGGGTTCCGGGTGGGCAGGATGAAGCCGCGGGACAACCAACTGCTGCGGAGTGCGCTCAGGATGAACCCGCCGGAGCACATTACCCGGCTGATGACGCACAACGTGCAGGTGGATAAGTGGAATAATTATCGGCTGAGTTCTATTGATGGCCCGATTGCTGTGTTTGACTCCGAGGTCAGGGGCGTGGATCAGGCGGTGGAGTTCGCCACCAAGAACATGAGCACGCCGCGGGTGCTGCAGTTGAAGCCCGGGGCTGCCGTGATGTTTACCGCGAACGATGCGGAGCAGGGCTTCTACAATGGGCAGGTGGGCCGGGTGGTGGAGTTTCGGGGTGGGGATATCGTGGTCGAGAGCCGCGGTGAGAAGATTTCACTGGGTCGGCGCAAATGGTTCTTTGAGAGTCTGGGGGTGACCGTCCAACAATACCCGCTCCGATTGGCCTACGCGATGACCATACACCGGGCGCAGGGACTGACTCTGGATGCCGCAAGGATTGATATACGGGCGGCCCGGGAGCCTGGGCAGGCCTACGTGGCACTGAGCCGGGTGCGGACACTGGGCGGGATTTACCTGACCGAGTGGCCGAAGGGCTGGTTCATCAGCGAGGAGGCGTTGGCATTTGAGAGGAGGGCGGAATGACATGGATACTTCCAAAGCAGTTACACACCTTGGCCTCTGCGCTGGATACGGAGGCATTGAACTTGGACTCAAACGAGCAATCCCAAGTCTGCGCACAGTCGCTCTTTGTGAGATCGAAGCCTTCGCCATCAGCAATCTGGTTGCGAAAATGGAAGCGGGACTCATGGACCCAGCACCTATCTGGCCGAATCTTAAGACCTTCCCTTGGGGAGCGTTTCGCGACCGAGTGGACATCCTCACTGGCGGATACCCTTGCCAGGGATTTAGCCACGCAGGATTGCGCAAAGGAAAGCAAGACCCGCGGCACCTGTGGCCGTGGATTGCAGATGGCATTCGACTTCTCAGACCCCGGACCTGTTTCTTTGAGAACGTCGAAGGACATATCAGCCTGGGGCTGTCCGACGTCATCGAAGACCTGGCAGGAATGGGTTACAGAACGACGTGGGGCATATTCAGCGCGTCTGAATGCGGAGCGCCGCACCAGCGAAAGCGGGTGTTTATCTTGGCCGTCTCCAGTGGCTTCAGAAGTGCGGCAGGGCTTTCAGGATCGTTCCAGAGGCATGAAGGGCAGTCAGGAGAGTCTGACGACGGTGGTAGTGAAGTCATGGCCAACGCCTGCGGCCAGGGACCACAAGGACACTGGGGAGAACGTGGACATGGAGAAGGTGGCAGCGAAGTCGAAACTGGCGGGAGTAGTTGCAGTGCATGGCCCAGCCGTCCCGGCGAGCAGCAGTACGGATGGGAGCCGCCAAGGGTTGTGGGTGGATTGGCGCACACCGCAAGCCAACGAGGCGGGAGCGAGAGTGGAGACGCTCTACACCAAGGATGGACAGCCAGCGAAGCCGGGACAGAGAGCGTACCGCAAGACACCGGATGGCAGGATGGTACTGCAATCGCAGACGATCAACCAACAGGTGGAGATGGTGCAGAACTGGCAGACAGCCACCGTATCGACCGGAGCGCACCGGCAGAAGGACGGCAGCATGATCGACAAGCTGGACCAGCAGGTGAAGAACTGGGCGACACCGAGGGCCGAGATGGACTCGGGAGCGCACAACGGGAAGCCGGACACGCTGCACAGCCAGATGAAGGTGCAGGCTGTAGGCAGATTAAATGCCCGCTGGGTGGAAACTTTAATGAACCTCCCAGTGGGATGGACTATGCCGAGCTGTGCGTCACCTGTGACAATAGAACGGATGAGCTGCGACTCCTCGGCAACGGAGTCGTTCCAGCCACCGCAGAGCGGGCCTTCCGGGTGCTGATCAAAGAATTACTATGATGACGACGCAAGAGATTGAGGGCTGGCTGGGCACGCCGCTGTTCCTGGTACCGCAGAGCCCGGGGACCAAGATTCCGATGGTCAAGTACACCCAGGAGACCATGGAAAGTACCAAGCGGGACGTGTACCGGGTCATGCTCGAGCATGGGAACGTGGCAGTAAGGCTCGGGGAGTTCTCCGGTGGGCTGTGCGCGATAGACTTCGACGATGAGGGCAGCCTGGAGGCGTTCCTGAGGGTCAACCCGGTGCTGCAGGGGTCGGCAAGGTGGAAGGGGAAAAGGGGCGCACAGATTGGCGTGAGGATCACGGGCAAGTACCCGGGGCCGTGCGCGGAGCGGAGCACGACCGAGATGGTTCAGGTGGGTGATCGGTTGCTGGGCAAGCCATTGTATGAGTGGCGGAGTACGGGGAACCTGAGCACGGTGAAGGGCGTGCACCCGAGCGGGTGCGAGTACAGCGTGCTGGTGGACAGGCCGCCGGTGGCGCTGGAGTTCAGCCAGATCCGGTGGCCCGAGGGCTGGCCGGCTCCGGGCAGTCGGGATGAGATCGCGCAGTTGATCCGGCAGCATGGCGTGCCCTGGACGTTCGGCCGGAGCGGCACGGGCAATCTGCAGGCTCCCTTCTTCGCGGCCTACATGGCGCACAAGGAACGGTTCCTCTTCGATGCGGTAACCGGGATGCACTACTGGTACAAGGATGACCGGGGGATCTGGATGAGCATGAGCCGCGAGGAGATGGCGCAGAAGGCCCTGGAGACCGCCAGGCGCGTTCTGTTGGATCAGGTGGCCTCGACGGAGGACCCGCGGCTGCCGGCGCTGCTGACGAGGCTCACAGCGAGCTTCGCGGATCAAGTTGTGGATCTCATCGGGAGGCTGCAGGTGGAGCGCAATCCGTTCTCCAGGCCGGACAGCGTGGTGCACTGCTCCAATGTCATGGTGGATCTACGGGCTGCACCCTACGAGATGCATGGCTTCGGGCCGGAGTGGATGTCGAGGAATCAGACGCCGGTGCGGTATGTCCAGGGGGCAAGCAGCGAGATGTGGCAGGCCTTCCTGGATCATGCGCTGCCCGAGGAGGATGACCAGATGCTGCTGCAGAGATGGGGCGGCCTGGCGCTGCTCCAGAGGAACAGGCCGCAGGTGATTCTGTTGCTGACGGGGACCGGCGGCGGCGGGAAGAGCACGGTGGCCGGGCTGGTGCGGAGGTTGGTGGGCGACGAGAACTGTAGCGAGCTGAGGACCGCGCACCTGGGCAGCAGGTTCGAGCTGGCCAACTTCCACGATAGGACACTCTTGATCGGTAGCGACGTGCCGCCGGACTTTCTGTCCTGCGAGGAGAGCCAGCAGCTCAAGGCTCTGACGGGCGGCGATAGGCTGAGCGTGGAGTTCAAGGGCAAGAGCGGGGCCAAGGCCGTGGTCGGCGACTGGAATGTCATCGTGACGGCCAATAGTAGGCTGAAGGTCAACGTGCAGGGAGATTTGGGAGCGTGGTCGAGACGGTTGCTGCTGCTGGACTTCAGCCAGCCCAAGCCGGAGAAGGTAATCCCCAACTATCACGACGTGATGATTGAGCGGGAAGGCAGCGGGATATTGAACTGGTTCCTGGAGGGCGCGGAGGATCTGTGCCGGGTCATGCAGGCCGGCAGGCCGTTCCCGGTGACCGAGAGGCAGCGCGGGATGATTGATAATCTGTTGAGCGAAAGCGACAGTGTTAGATACTTTATTGTTAACCATGTTCGGGGTAGCAGCATGTCGTCGGATTGTATCACAACCGAGGAACTGTATAGTGCTTACATGACGATGTGTAACAACAAGGAATGGGGGCCTGAACCGGAGAAGCGTTTCCAGAAACGTGCCGCTGAACTGATGCTGGAGATACACCAGGCCATCCCGTCGAACCACATTCACCGTAGCGACGGTCAGCAACAACAGTCCCGAGGCTACATGAAAGTAACCTTGACCGCATGAAAAGCACTGGATCTGTCAAGTGTTGTCAAGCGGTTGGGACGGGGGACGGCACTTCTCAACTCGGTGCTAGAAGTGTAAAAGGGGGTATAGGCTGCTCCAGGGTAGGAATGGAGTTGGGAAATGCCGTCCCTCCCGTCCCAAACACTAGACACCGCTTGACAGTGGTAGGCCTACGCAAAATTGGCTCGAAATTGGTCGGGCAATGCCCAGCCTGTGCCGAGGTAGGTGGGGACAAGCAGCGTAATCACCTCGTTGTCCAGGCAGACGGGAGGTTTGGTTGCGTTATCCACCCCGGTCCCAGTGGCAAGGCACATAGACAACGCATATTTCAGCTTATAGGAGATAAAAGCGGCAAGGGTAGGCAGCACTTGCCCGCAACACCATTAGACATATCACTGTTATGATAGTAACAAACACAACGAAACTATTGATGGAGGCACCGCACCTTGTGAAGTTAGGTGTGCAGCGTGGCTGGCTGTCGTACCCCAAGGACATGGCGTTCAAGGAGGACGGCACGCCAGCCCCGGTCATGCAGGATGAGCCGGAAGTCACCGAGCAGCGCCACACACCGGACATGGCACGCAAGGCCTACGACCTGCGTGACCGCGGCCTGTCGCTGAACGATGTTGCCACGGCCTGCCAGGTGCCCCGAGGCAGCGTGGTCTATCTCATCACCAAGGGCCACGAACTCTACCTCGCAAGCCAACGGAAGGACATTGAACCATGACCACAACAAAGGCAGAATCCCCGCAGATGGAAGATCCATTCATTTACGCACCGCAGCCGACCAGCAAGGTCCAAGCAGTAACCCAGGCAGGCACCAGGCCGTCCATCCATGTCTCGCTGTACGCCTACGGCGGCATCAGCGCAGCCTGCATGATGTCCTGGGTAGACCTGACGGCCACGTTCGCCCGTTCAGACAGGCAGACCGATCTGCGCACGATCCGGGAGGATGCCCTGATATCCCGCAGCCGTTGCCGTGCGACCAAGTGGTTCCTCGACAGCGGCAAGGACGTTTGGATTCAACTGGACCACGACATTGAGTTCACCGCGGCCGACGTCATCCGCATGGCCGAGCTGGCCCATGAACACCAGGCAACCGTCTGCATCCCCTACTCATGCCGCTCACTGCCCGCCAGGCCGGCCCTGCGTCCCAAGGCGGAGCACCTGCAGGCCCTCAAGCATCAGGTGAATGACGCTGAGTGCGCAGCGGAGCTGGTGCCCATCACCATGTTCGCATCGGGATGCCTCGCAATCCCCCGTAAATGCCTTCTGGCGACACTTGATGCGCTGGAAGGGTCAGGAGTGCAGAGCCCATACAGGATCGACTGGTGCGAGGATGTGCGCGTCGAACGCTTCCCGACCCTGTGGATGCCACTGGCCATGGAATCCATGCCAGGCAAACTCGAGTATCTCAGTGAGGATTACGCTGCCGCAGTCAGGATGACCCTGGCCGGAGTGAAGCACCTCTCGATGAAGCCCCGGAAGCAACTCAACCACTGGGGAGAGTTCCCCTTTAGCTTTGCGCCTTATGCCGGGTGAGAAACCAAAGAAGAGGCCGAGTCT